TTTTTCTAATATCTCGCTCTTCATCTATATCCTCATCATAAGCAAAATTATCTTCCATTAAAAATTGGATTTCTTCTGCGTCTAAATGAGGTTTAGTTCTTTTATAATATTCTTTTAATAATGTTTTTTCATCAACATTAGAATAATCTGTATTCAATCTAACATAATCTTCTACTGTTCCACCCGTTTCTTCCATAAAACTAACTAGTTTTTCTATGTTTTCAGGTAATGGTTTTCCAGTATTAATTTGTTCTTGAACATGTTTCTCTATTTCCTTCTCAATAACTACAACTTCTTCATTAGTTATTTCTTCAATAACGTTTTTAAGATCTTCTGTATTTACTTCTATAATCTCTTCTTTAGGTTCTTCTTCTAAATTAGGTATTACTACTTTTGTTACTTCTTCTACTACTTCTGGAGTAGAGAAATCTACCTTTGTAACTTTATCTTCTTTAGTTAAGCTTCTAGGTTTTCTTGGTTTTTGGATTTTAAAGTCTCCTTCTTGTTTTACAATTTCTGACATAATATAATATAATTAAATAGTTATTTTTTTTATAAACCTAAGTCTTGCATACCAGTAAATTGCGCTGATTCAAAACTTTGAGGTAATGCGTTTGTTTTTCTTTGCTGAACTAATTCAGACTGTTGACTTGCTTGTATTCTTGTTCTCTCATCTTTTCTGTCTTCTGCTAATTGTAGTTTTGACTTTGAGTTTGAGATTTTAATTGTTCTAACTGCATGTTATATTGGAACTGTTGTTCTGCTAACTGTAGTTTTAATTGCATCTCAGTTTGTAGTTTTTGCATTTCAAATTGAGATTTTGCTCTTTCTACATTTATAGTTTCTTGCGTTAATGCTTGTTGTTTTTGAACTTCAAATAACGCTGCTTTTTCTGCTGTCTGTTGATTTGCTTGAGCTTGAGCTTGAATGTTTTGCATTTGAGCGGCTTGAGCAGCTTTTTGTTTTTTAGACTTTCTTAACTTAAGTAACTGATTAGCTAATTTTAAATTCTTAACTTGTCTAATATCTATAGCATCATCTAGATCTATTGTACCACTTTGTAATGATACTTGAATGTTTTGTTCTAGCATTGCTTTTTCTTCTTCATCTGGTTCTAATTCTAAATAGATACCAAAGTCATAGAGGTTTAATTCTTTAATCTCTCTTAAAGTAGTAACATTATAAGTAGTAATACTTTGTTCTAATGATTTTGCTGTTAATGGATAATCTAAACAATCTACAATTCTAAGAGCTATATTTTCACATGTTCTAAGCGTCAAATAAAGACTTGCTTGTAATATATGTTTTGTAGCAGTGTTTGATGCGTTAGCGGCCATTTTTTGTAAACCAACTAAAGTATCTTTGTCTACCATACTTCCATCTCTTGCCTCGTTTAATCCCGTGACATCTCTTATCATTTGTAAATAATACTGATAAGTTTGTATTAACGATGCAATTTTAGCTTGACCAGATGAACCATTTAATTCCTGAATAGGAACTTTACCAGCATTCATTCCACCATCTTGCGTTAATGACCTACCAACTATACTACCTGTTTGAAAGTACATATTTAATGCTTCTGCCGCATTATAATTAGTACCATTACCTAGATCAACTTCTGCTAAACCATCAATATCTATAAATACTCCGTCAGGTACCATTCTAGACAATACTTGTTGTAGTTTTAAATGTGTTAATTGAATAATGTCTGCAAATCCTGTAATTTTATTTACAGTAGAATCAATTCTACCTTTGTACATTCTAGGAGCACATATAACATAATTCATTTCAACTTTAGTAGTATCAGCAAAAGGTCTACTCATATTTTCAGACATCTTCCACTCTAACATAGTATTTGTACCAAGAATCTTAGCACCTGTATATAATACTTCTATTGTTCTTGAAACTCTTTCAAAGTTGTCGTTTTGTGGAGGATTAAATTCATCTGTTTTTTCAATAGCTTTTTCAAGTCCATTCTCACCATACTTTATTTTAAACACTTGATTCATATAAGTCTTATATTCAAAATATAATACTTGAACAGTATTTTCATCGTAATTTCCCCAACCAGTTATATATTGTCTGTTACCAGGCATCTGTTGTATTTTATACAATTCTTCTTCTGATAAATTAGGAAATTGNTTCTTTAATTCAGATATAGTAATTGCTTTAACTTCTCCAACATAATATATATCTTCAAAGTTTGGATCTTCTGTATATGAATAAACTAAATAAGCAGGATCTACATACTCAGTTCTAATTCCTTCGCTAGTATTAAACATTGTTTTAACACAAGCTATGCCTAATACTGTTAGATCATAGTTTAATCTTCTACGAGTTAGATCCCATTTATTAGCAGCTAAAACATTATTAATAGCTTCTTCTTCTGCTATTTCAATAGATTGTTTATAAGATAACTGCATGTGTAAATCTAGTTCTTCTTTAGTCTCAGGTAATTCATCTTGAGGTAAAGGAGAAGCAGCNAAGTCTTTTCCAGTAACTTGATTAGCTTTATTAAGTAAGTCTTGAGAATACATNTCTCTAAGAATTGCTTGAGCATAAGAAGTTCTTGCTTTTAAAGATTCAGGATCTTGAGCNTAAGCTTTAATATCGTAAGTCTTTTGTGACATACCATTAACAACTATATCTACAAATTTAGATATAATAGGNACAGGTTTCCAGTCTATATTAAGATATGATAAATCACCATTAGTTGCTAATTCATCTTTATATTTCTGTACTGATTGTTCTCCTCTGGCATATAATCTTAATTGGTGAAAATTATTCCAATTAGTTAAATATCTATTACCAGTAGTTCTACCTTGATCAAACCACTCTTGTTCTATAGCGCGAGATANTTGCANTCCGTATTCTTCGGAAGCTTTNACCGCATCAGGTACCACCTGACTAGGAAACGCNCTATTTGTATTTGTGTATATATTCATTTACTTATGTATTTTTGATAAAGAACCTGTATTATCGTATTTTTTAATTCCTAAATTATGAATCTGTCTAAAGATTGGTGCTGATGGAGTATATCTATTTTTGTTGCAAGCCATTATAGCTAAACCAGAACTAATAGATGCATCATACTTTGTTCTATCATTTATATTAAATCTAGCCCAGTCATTTAATGTTCTATTAAAATACATAGTTCCATATCCTTCTTCTGTCATTCCAACATAATCTTCTATGTAAGATTCTATTGCAGCAGCATGTGCTTGNTTTATATCTTCNCTAGAGTTTGGTATTCCACCAATNTCTCTTTCTGTTATAGATAATTTATTCCAAACTTTATCAGGTCTATTCATAGAGTAACCTCTATAACCTCTTCTTTTAAAATGAAATAATAATCTAGGTTTATTATTCTCAGCAAGTATAGGCATTCCGTAAAAAATACAAGCCATTAAAACTTCTTCAAAAAATATCTCAGCGGTTTGTGGTCTTGCATATATTCTAAAAAGAATTGATTTGCAGGTACTTCTTCCATAGAGAATTTAGTAAGTCCGCTTAAAGCTCCGTTAGATCCTTTACCGTCTACTGTTCCTGATATATCATAAGGGTCACACCCAAAAGCGCCACAATGCTCGTTACCTGGATATTTAACACCGTTTTTAATTACAATGTGATTTTGTAAATGTAAAGGTGGAACCCATGAAACTAAAAATCTACCGTCTTTATTTGGATAGAATATAACTCTAGTATCTTGTATACCGTTTTCCCATTTAAAACTTCCACGTGTTATAATACTTGTATTTCTTAAATCTTCATTATAATCTATCTGTTCGTATATTCTAGTTAGATTAAATAAAGATTGTTTTGTTTCATCTCTAAAAGCATGTTGTTCTGTTCTTGGAAACTGACGATAGTATTCGTTTAAACTGTCTTGATCAGATTTTAAACCATCAACTTCGTTTTGCCAATGTTCTATAACTCCGTATTCAATCCAATTTCCATCTACACCTTTAACTGCTTCTTGTGGAGTATCAAATACAGGTAATCCATAAGTATCAATGAATCCCTCGTAAGACCATTCCATAGGTATAAATAAACTATATAATCCTGAACTAGTTTGTCCGTTACGGTTTCTTTTTGTAACGTCAGAATTATGATAAAGAGTTTTAAAGTTTTCTCCTCCTTTATCTAAAGCATTCGATGTTGAACCCATCATACACTTACCAATAATTCTACTACCTAATCTTAAAGTAGTTTTTGTAACACGCCAGTTATTTAATATATTATCAGGTCTTTCCCATTTTCCACTTTCATCATGTACTAATAGTTTTAACTTTTCACCATCATAACTGTTATCTCCAGTGTTCTTCCAGTCAATAGTTGTATCAAGACCTTCCATGTCTATAGCTAGATCGTTCATATCTAACTTTCTTCTAGTTAATTTAGAAGCTGGAACTCTATAAGCTAATTCTGTTTTAGGTCTATCCATACCATCTTGGATAGGTTTAAAAAAGAAAGGATAATTAATTGATATTGGTACTACTTTATCTGTAAACATCTTTTTAGCATCTGCTCCAGATTTAGATAATATACCAAATCTTGAATCGCTAGATATTGTTGCTAAGTTTACTAATTCAGCAGATGACATAAATGAAAATCCAGAACGTCTATTTTTTAAATAACACATTCCGTAGCATCTAGTATCTGCCTTACATGCTTCCCAGAAAATAAAGAACAATCTATTTGATTCTCTAAAATCAGGCGCTCCAACGTCAATCTTACTCCATTGAAGATACATGTAATGTGTACCTGTTATATAAGTTGGTTTACCATTGTTGTAAAAGAATAAACCTTCTTCTCTATATTTAAACTCGTTATCTATGTAATCATACCAACGATCTTTAAANGCATCNGCTTGTTTATTCCAATCAAACGTACTTTTAATTTTACTTATTTCTTTTGGGAAATCCATTTGCTCCCAATATTGCTCTTCTTTAGTATTAGACCTTGAATAAGCATTTTCTACTAGTGGTAATGCTATTTTTAGGTTTTGGATTTCAAGTATTTCACCAATCTTTCCAGTCTTACTAATAACAACCACATCATGATCTTTATCATATCCATATTTCCATTTTTTAAGACGGTTGTTTTGTTTTATAATACTAGACTTTATATAATCTGGTACTATTTTGTANAGTGATTGTTCGTACATTACTTAGATCTCCCTTCTGCAAATCCTTTAAATACTTTGGTCTCTATCTCCTTATCACCTTCTTTTAGTAATTTTTCCTCTTCTTCTATTCTACTTAGAATTTCAAAAGCGTCAAATATGGCTAATTTTTTTGTTGCAGCAGCGTTTTTAAGTCTATCCGCGGATATATCATCACCACTGTCAACTATTTTTTCTTGAGCTACCTTGATTAATTCCTCAACTGCTTTTTGTCCAGCGTTTATGATATTTTTTTTTGTTTCTTTAATATCCATTATTTAATATAATATAATTTTTTTATAGTGCTTTTATGTACACCTAAAACTAACCCAGCTTGTCTTAAAGATAAATATTCAATACCTTCAATTACAACGGGCATCCTATTTTTTTGGTTAGTGCAGTTTTTTATTTTTGATATTAAAGATTGTTTCTTGCCCGTTAAGGTTCTTTTTATTCTGCGTCTTCGTAACCATTCTAAATCTTCATTTAGTTTTCCGGTACCTTCTCCTCCACAAGTCATATTGCATAATGATCCTGTTTTTAAATCAACTCTCCCGTAAAGTTCTATAAATTCTATTTCTTTTTCTGTTGCTTGTTCTTTTGTTAAATTATCAAAAAGAATTTCTACAATATATTCAGTTTTATTAATTATACTTTTCCAAAAAGTTGATCTGTCTTTTTTATTATATGGCCTATTAATATTTTTTCCAACCCCAATATAAAATGGAATATCTTTATCTAATCGTATATGCCTAT